TGATGTCCTGCTACGGATGTAGCGTTAGGCCGAAGATAAACGAGGTAAAATGATTGAAGGATAACAAATGGAAGTCCCAAAGGCTGCACTGGATAGTCAGCCGCCGCACTGGATAGTCGGCAGGGGCGGCCTCGGATGACGGCGGGAAAGACCGCAGGAGTGGCAGGTTTGCCATGCGCTGTATGGCCATGTGGGGTTCGACTCCCCTACACTCCACGAACAAAAGTAATAACGAACTAAAAACAGAGGACAATGAAAAGAGTGATAACAGTAACCCGCTCCCAGCGGGAGTTTTTGGCAAAGGCCTTCGGTGTGACGAAGGAGATGGTGAGCTACGCATTGAACTTTCACCCGGTGAAGGGTCAGAGCGACCTGGCAAAGAAGATACGCAGCCTTGCCGTTCAGCGTGGCGGTTTTGAGCTTGTTACGGCTCCTGCGAGCGAGGTGGTGCATGACGCAGACAACATGATGCGCCAACACTTCGAGAACGGCTGGATGTGGGAAGGCGACAAGAACACGGGCGTACTGGAGTTGAAGGACGAGAAAGGCGACGTGGTGGAACGCATCGAGCACGCCCTGCTGACAGACATCAAGACCGTGCAGGAGAAGGTGGAAGCCATGTGCTGCGCCACTATGTAAGGAGAGAGCCGCAAGAAGGAAAACAAAGACAAAAAGAAATGGAGTACTACAACAAGATATTGTGCGTGACGTTTGCCGAGCTGACCGGTGGTGTTGAGCCGGTGATGAAGGCGAACACGCTGAAATGCAACGTGCAACGCTGCAACATAGCGTGTGCACGTCGTGGCGGCGGCGAGGGGACTCAGGCACTGTATGTGTGGAGCAGTATTCCGGAGAAGTACAGACGGCGGTTTGTGGCGACATACGGCGACCCAGAAGAAAAGATGCGAGAGGCTATGATGAAGGCAAGCATAAAGATAGATGCGAAGGCGCGTGATTATTACGAAGCCTACACCTATATGGACAAGGACGGGCAGGAGCGCCACCTGACGGAGAAGATGATAGAGGAATATACCATCAACGCCTCGGTGCTTGGTGAGCTGGAGAAGATGGCGGCAAGACGCCAGGCCATCCGCAGCAGCTTGAACGCTCCGATGTCGGGTGCGTGGGACTTGATACTTGACAGTTCGGAACGTATGCGCGAGAGCTACGGTCACACGCTCCCGGGCACATTGGCGCGACTGAAGACGCGACTGAAGGCTTGGAAGTCCGATGGCTACCAGAGCGTGGTGAGCGGCAAGCTGGGCAACTCTTCGGCACTGAAGATAACCGGTGACTTTCTGAAGCTGATTGTGGCGTTGAAGCGCAGCAAGGTGCCGGTGTATACCGACGCGCAGCTGTTTGAGAGAGCCAACGAGATAGCCGAGGAAAGAGGCTGGAAGCCGATAAGAAGCCTGAGTGGTATGAAGAAATGGCTGAACAGCCCGTCGGTTGAGCCTTTATGGTATGATGCCGTATATGGCGAGCAGGCTGCACGCCAGCGTTACGGAAGAAAGCACAAGACGGCACTTCCGACACGCAGGGACTCGCTATGGTATGGTGACGGCACGAAGCTGAACCTTTACTATAGGGACGAGCAGGGCAAGGTGCGGACGACCCAGGTGTATGAAGTAATCGACGCAATGAGCGAGGTGCTTCTGGGCTACTGCATCAGTGACACAGAGGACTATGAGGCCCAATACCACGCCTACCGCATGGCAATCCAGAAGAGCGGACACAAGCCTTATGAGATTGTTTATGACAACCAGGGCGGCCACAAGAAGCTGGACTCGGACGGCTTTATCGGGAAGATCTGCCGCGTACACAGACCGACACAGCCCTACAACGGCGAGTCGAAGACGATAGAGAGCGTATTCGGACGGTTTCAGGCTCAGGTGCTGCACAAAGACTGGCGCTTCACGGGTCAGAACGTGACGGCGAAGAAGGCGTCGAGCCGCCCGAACGTTGAGTTTATCGAAGCCAACAAGGACAGTCTGTACACTCTGGAGGAGCTGAAAGATGCCTATGCCGCAGCCCGTAAGGAATGGAACGAGGGTGTGCACCCTGCCACCGGCGAACGTAGGATAGACATGTATGAGAAGAGCGTGAACGAGGAAACCCAGGAAGTGACGCTGCACGACATGGTGGACATGTTCTGGGTGTTTACGAAACGCATGGCGACGTTCACGGACCAGGGCCTGCAGGTGACGGTGAAGGGCGAGAAGCGGCAGTACGAAGTGTGCTCATCGCCCGGCGTACCCGACCACGAGTGGCGAAGGAAACACACCTATGAGCGTTTCATCGTGGCTTACGACCCTTACGACTTTGCAAGCATCAGACTCTATACAAAAGGTACTGACGGCTCGCTGCGCTTTGAGCGGACGGCAGAACCCTACATACTGATACACCGCGCCCTGCAAGACCAGCAGGGGACGGACGATGCGAAGTTTATCCGCCAGGAGCAGGAAGCCAACCTTCAGGACCGCATAGAGCGGACGGTAGCCGGCCGGACGATAGCCGCCGAGCATGGCACGGACGCGGAGCAGCAGGGTCTGCACAGTCCGAAGCTGAAGGGCACGACGGCAGCCGTGCAGCGGCAAATAGACCACCGCATGGAGCGTTACTCGCAGCCTCCTGAGCAGTACCAGCTGGGAAGACACACTAAATCGCTGAGCCTTGATGACTGGCTGGACGTGATGGAGGGCGGTGATGATGGCGACACGCCGAGAATACCGCTTGTGATGGAGAAGAAGATTGCATCAAAACTGTAGAATCAATAAAAACAAACGATATGAACGAGAAACAGAAAGAACAGATACGCGAGGCCCTGCGCCTCTATGTGATGAAATATCCGAGCCAAAACAAGGCAGCAGCCAGTCTGGACGGTACGAGTGCGGGCACGGTAAGCTCGGTGCTGAGCGGCAAGTGGGAGAACATAAGTGATGACATGTGGCGAAAGATAGCCTCGCAGGTGGGGACCGCCACCCCTGGTGCCTGGCAGATGGTGGAGACCACGGCAGCAAAGGAGATGGCCTATGCGATGACTGACGCCCAGGAATGGAAGAACGTGACCTGGGTGGTGGGCGAAGCCGGATGCGGCAAGACCACGGCAGCGAAGCTTTACGAGCGTGAGCACAGCGGAGCCTACTATATTTTGTGCTCGGAAGACATGAAGCGCAGCGACTTTATCCGCGACATTGCGAAGAAGATAGGCTTGAGGACTGACGGCATGACGATAAGAGACATGCTTGACGCGATCATCGGCGCGCTGATACAGACGGAGAACCCGGTGCTGCTGTTCGATGAAGCAGACAAGCTGACGGAAAGGGTGTTCCACTACTTCATAGACCTGTATAACAGGCTTGAGGACAAATGCGGCATCGTGTTTTTCTCGACCTCGTATATCAAGCGCAGGATGAAGATGGGACTGCGTTATGACAAGAAAGGCTATAACGAGATACACTCCAGGATAGGACGCAAGTTCTTCGAGCTGGAGCAGACAAGTCCGAACGACGTTTATGCGATCTGCGTGGCGAACGGACTGACCGACCGCAAGAAGATAGCTGAGGTGGTGAAGGACGCTGAGCAGTATGACTTCGACCTGCGGAGGGTGAAGAAAGGTGTACACAGAGTGAAGCAGATGGACGCTTGAACGGTGTTCAAATAACATTCAAACGATATGAAAAGAGCGATAAGCGTGAGCGAGCTGCTTGCGACGAGGTATGACACGTATAAGCTGAGCGATGAATGGAAGGCAGCCTTCGGCGAGCCAGAGCGGAACGGCGTATGGTTTGTCTGGGGGCGTAGCGGAAGCGGCAAGACGAGTTTTGTGCTGAAGCTTTGCAAGGAGCTATGCCGATTCGGGAGAGTGGCTTATGACAGTCTGGAGGAGGGTTCGAGTCTGACGATGAAGAATGCCTTTATTAGAGCTGGTATGCAAGATGTGGCGCGGAGGATGGTGCTTCTTGACGGTGAGAGCATGGAAGAGCTTGACAAGCGTCTGTCGAAGCGCAAGAGTCCGGACACGGTGATCATCGACTCGTTTCAGTATACGAGAATGAGCTTTGAGGACTATTTGGCTTTCAAGGCTCGGCATCCGAACAAGCTGCTTGTGATAATAAGCCAGGCAAGCGGCACGAAGCCGAAGGGTCGTACAGCAGAGAGCGTGATGTATGATGCAACGCTTAAGATATGGGTGGAGGGCTATCGTGCATTCTCGAAGGGCAGATTTTTCGGTGACAAGGGTTATTACACGATATGGGCAGAAAGAGCCGAGGAATACTGGAGTAAAGATATAAAACAATGAGTAAGGACATGAACGACTACCGGCAGGGTGACACGATATACATCCTGCTGAAGAAGATCCAGGCGGAGAGCGTGATGGACGAATGGCTGGAGGGTAACTGGCAATGTGACCTAACGGTACACCGCAGCCAGAAGAACAAAGGGTGTGTGGTGCTGGAAACTACCGACCTGATGTTTGCGGCACGGATTATCCAGTGGTACACTTATGAGAAAGTAACATATAAACGCGAGAAACAATGAGCAGTAAGCATCGAATGATATGGCTGACGCCACCAGTTTACGGCAGCAAGGAAGAACGGATCGAGAGCCGAGGATATACTTGCGAATACTGTCATGGTCAGGGCGGTTTTTTAGGCGACCGGAGCAGCCCGAACGACAGCGAATGGAAGATTTGCCCCGTGTGTGAGGGCAGTGGCAAGATGGACGCCGAAGTGATCATCAAGTGGAAACCAAGTAAAACGGAAAAGAAATGATATATATTGGGATATTGACCGTAACAACGAATGTCTATGGTTCGCGCAGGACTTTACGCTTCGGCATTGTTCTTGACAAGAAGCGGAAAGGCATAGAGGATAAAATAAAAGAGACGTACCGCAAGAAGTTTGAGGAAAAGATGCAGGAAGTCGGTCTTCCAGCATCGGCTTGCAAATTGTCTTTTAGGTTTGAAACGACACTGCTTGCAGATATAGACCTTACATTTTTTGAAGATGAAGCAACTGTAAATCCAATAAACATCAATGAAAATGGAAATACTGACAAACATTAAAATGTGGCTTAGCGCAAAGCGCAAGGCCCATAGAGAAAGAAAGGCTGCACAGAAGGCTGCTGCCTTAGTGAGAGAGAGCGAAGCGATAGTTCAGGCTCGCGAGTTTAGCGGTGAGGTGTACGTATGTTTCAACAACGTGCCTATCCTGCCAGCCGACGGGCTGACCTGGGACGTGCCGACGACACTTGCCGTGGCGAGGGAGGCGTGGCTGAAATGGAAAGAAAAGGAGGCGGAGCATGAACCACGTCGATAACTACGGGAAGTTCTACAAGCTGCTGAAGCTGCTTCCCGGCGCAGACAAGGAGACCTTGGTGCGTCAGTTTGCCAACGAGAGAACCGAGCACTTGCGCCAGATGACCGACAAGGAGTATGAGCTTATGTGCAAGGAAATGGAACGTGTGGCGGGCTACGACGAACGGCGTGCCGCTCTGCTGAAGGAGAAGCGCAAGGCGCGTAGCGGCGTGCTGCACCAGATGCAGCTGTGGGGTGTGAACACGGCAGATTGGAAAGCCGTGGACCGCTTCTGCGAGGACAAACGGATAGCGGGCAAGGCTTTCCGCTTCCTGGACAGCGTGGAACTGTCAGACCTGAACACGAAACTGCGTGCCATGAACCGCAAGAAGAAAGAAAACGAGTAATGAACCCATAAAAAGAAAAGACAATGGAAGCAAAGAACGAGACAGTGGACCCCTTGAAGGGTATGACGAAGGAGCAGCGTGCCGAGCTGTTAGCACGGCTGCAGACCGAGGTAAAGAACGACCGCATGGCGAAGCGCGAGAGCTACGAGGCGCTGCGTGGGCAGTTTATGCATGACGTACTGGGCAGGGTGGAGAACTTAGAGAGTGAGGTTTCGGGCTTCAAGAAATGGCTTGACGACGAGGTGACAGCTTTCACGAAACTCATGCGCGAGTATGGCGCTGTGAAGAACGAGAGCCAGCAGAGCTACACGATCACTGACGGGGACTTCAAACTTGAGGTGAAGTTTAACAAGGTGAAGGGCTTTGACGAGCGTGCAGACCTTGCGGCCGAGCGCCTTGTGGACTATCTGAAGCGCTACATGGAGGCGAGCGAGAAGGGTGTGGAGGACCCGATGTACCAGATGGCGATGACGCTTCTGGAACGCAACAAGACGGGCGACCTGGACTACAAGAGCATCTCGAAGCTTTATGAGCTGGAGGACCGCTTTGACGAGGAATATGCAGAAATCATGCGTCTGTTCAAGGAAGCCAATGTGGTGCAGGCCACGGCGACGAACTACTACTTCTCTAAGCGCAATCCGGAGAACGGTGTGTGGAGCCGCATAGAGCCGAGCTTCTGCCGATTGTGATGATGTGCTGGGCCTTGCTGGACCTTTTTGAGCCTTTGGAGGGCGCAAGATGAATAAAGCCACCTAAATATGAGCGATTTAGGTGGCTTTTTGCTTGCGGTTTAAGGGAAAAAGTTTATTTTTGCAGACTATGAGCAAAGGACGAGACAAGGCACTGATAAGCGCAAGAGACAGAAAGCTGTTTGAGCGCTATTACTATTGGACTGAAGTGAAAAGACTTCGGTTCGATGACGCATTGCAGAAACTCTCGTCGGAAGAATTTTTCATCAGTGAAGGTCGTATCATGCAGATAATCCGCAAGATGATACGCGAAGGCGAGAAGGTGGACGGTGCGGAGCTTCCAGCCGTTGGTTTCAGCGGTTTTCGCGTATCACCGAAAGCGAAATGCGATGCGCGGCAACTTTCACTTTTTCCGTGACAACGGACTCTGATACCGTTGTCTTATAAGTCATTTCATAAACCTTTATACCATGGCTGAACGTGTAGAAGCGTGAGGCTGTGCGTACGAGAGCACCATCATCTGCAGGCCGAAAGTTCTGCAGGACGGTATGTAACTCATGGCGCAGAGCGTTGCGCTCATTGATGCGTTCGGTGGTGTCAGAGCCATAGTGCGTGTCATCGTAGCAGTCGATGCAGAGGCGTATGCGTAATGTACAGACCCCCTTCTGAATGCCTGATGCGAGATTGGACCATTCAGTTTCAGGGGCATCGATGAGGACGCACGGGAATGTGATGGGGTACATCTGGCGTTCATCGTCGGTGTCGTCGATGTTTTCGAGTTGGCCGTAGTCCTCGTCAACAAGCGAGAGCGCAGGAATGGACGTAGCAATAAGGGGTATGAGTTCAGATATTAAGTATTCCATTTTCTATACGTTTAATAGAGTCGTTGATAATCGTGTTAATTTTCTGCTTCAACTCATGGCTATCGCCCATGAACTGACGCTGCGGGATGCGAGCAGTGATGTTCAGTTTTGACTTCTTGGTGAGTGCGAGTGCGCGCCACTTGGCGGCTGCAGCCGGGAGCTGTTTTGGCAGCTTGCCCTTGCCCTTGACACCTGCGAGAGCATAGACCTTGGCCCATGCGAAGCGCCGCATGCGCTTGGTGACAGACGGGTGTGTGTTGATGGTGCCGCCATTGTTGTGTATGGGAGCATAGGGCACTGGGTTTGTGACCGTGACCTGTCCGGGCTGTGAGGAGTACTGAATGGATCGCATAAGGTGGTCACGGCGCGAAGTGAGCGGCGTGTACTTGGCATCGGGACCGCCTTCACGTTGTCGTTGTGTAGTCTTCCATGGGTGTAGCCCGTCGTCACGCCAGCCTGCATCTCGGAAGTTTTGCTTGAAATGATTGACGGCTACGATGCCCACCTTGCGCGGCAGTCGGTCGCGGACTTCGCGCTCTATGTCGTCCTTGAGGCGGACGATGCGCTTTTGGATTTCTTTTGCGTCCATGGTCAGAGAACTATTAAGTGAAGAACTATGGCGGCGACGAAGAAGCCGCTGATAATTTGCTTGTAGCGATTGGACGCTGCGAAAAAAAAGAAAAAATTGTTCATAACGTTTGTTTATTAAATAATTATTATTACCTTTGCGATGTGGGGGGAGCGTTTAATCCCGTAAGGGACACGTCCCCCATTCCAGCCAGGGTTTTCACTCTGGCTTTTTTGTTAATATTATTTTTTCTTTGTCTATGCAATAAATGTACTTGAAGAGACGATACTGCGATGTGCCTTTTAGTCCATTGAATTTGGCAAATCCTGTTTCAAAAGTCTCACGGTCAAAATTATCATTCGGGAAGAAAATTACCGCCACTTCAGCATCTGGTTTTGAAACGCAGTGCTTGAGAGCTTGCCGTATGTTATTGGCGGTTGCCGTTTCTGCTCCTGCAATCTCAAAGAGCATATCGTCCCATGTGCCTTCAGTATTTTTATGATTGAGAATGGTATGGTCCTCTTTTTCTAAGATGACCTTATGTCCATTTCTAAAACCAATGTCCTGCGCCGTTATCTCATACCAGCCTTTCTTTTTGTCTATATTGTGGTCAATATGAGTGGCTTTTAACCCCATACTCGTTTCATCGAAAAGGACATCCTTATAGGAAGTATTATTGCTATACTGCAGAAATCCTCTGTATCGATCGTCTCGCTCCTTATTTGGGAATGTGGCGTTGATTTTCGCACACTCAAAGCAATGCTTTTTCTCGTTTTTGAAAAACGCTTGAGCCTTATTCTTTACGCCCTTGTTGAACGGACACGCTACGCAGGACTTAGGGAAATAGGGATGGTCTTGTGAGAAGGTGTGCCCATCCTTTCCGGGATTGTTTGTGAGTCCTGGCTGTGGAGCCTCGCCAGCGAACTCCGCCTTCAGTTCTGGCGTAGGTGGGTCGTCGGTCTGTTCAAGTGAACACTTGCAGTTCCATCGGTCGCCGGGGTGGTGTTCGTCCCAGAACGGGTCAGAGATGGGCAGCGTGAGCTTTCTCTCCCAAAAGGCGCGGTGGCTGCTCTCTGGTTTTGGCGACGTGGTTGGCATCCAACGGAGGTTGGGCATAACATCAGCATCGCGGATGAACTGCTGCCAGTCGGCGGCATTATGGGCACGTATGAGAGCCGTGTCGTACTCGGTGCGCAGCCACGCGCCGACATAGTGGGAAGATATACTTTTTACATCGTCAGTCCACTGGCGGAACGGTTTTAACGTGCCGTCGGGATTGAGGAGGCGTGCCGCCATGCGTTCGGACATGGAATGCACCTTGAAGGCAGCAAAGACCTCGTTGGAATGACGGAGGGCGGCGAGGAAGCTGTCACGATGTGTAGGCGCACTACTCTGCAGCAAGCCCGAGACCGTGGCTTCGTTGAGAACGCGCAGTACCTCGCGCCACATTGTAGGCTCGACGGCACGCGAGGTGTCGAAGCCGTTGTATATGGCACGGAGATACTGCTGCAGCACATCGGTGGAGAACGTGAAAGAGGACGCGACATTGTGGAAATGTCCCGAGCAACAGGCACATGAGCCGTCGTAATAGAGCCTATCGATCAGAAGTCGGAATCCGCCCCTGGCAACGGGGCGAGCCCGAAAAAACCTCTCAAATGGTTTTTTATCGTTTTTTGAACGGTGTTTGAGCCGTCTTTTTTGTTGTCCTCCTTATGGTTGTGCCCATCATCGTCTGGAGCGTTGAGCGCATTGCGCATGGCGGCCCTCTCCGCCTCCTTCTGCGCCTTGAGCTCGTCGTAGTTGTCGGGCTTGGCTATGCAGAAAGTCTCGTAGAGATAGTCATCGTCGATGGGGAGTCCCATGGAAGAGAGCTTCTGCACGATGTCGATTTGCTGCGAAGGATTGATTTTGTCCTTTTTGGCATAGACGAACTCGCCACCCTCGACATTGAACCCGAGGTCGGCGAAGATCTGCCGCATGTCGTAGTTGAGAATGTCGAGAATGAAATCGCGGTCATCGGCGTTCATTTCGTCCTCTTCCTCCTTGTGCACCTCACCAAGCGCTTGTGTTCCTGTTTCTTTGGCATCGGTTGTGAGTGTATTGCCGAGCACGCGGATTGAAATTTTGGAGTCCCAATATTCAGCAAATGTTTTGTAAAGCTCTGACGAGCCCGACTTGTTGGCCGCCTCGATGAGCGTAAGTTCGGAATCCTTTGGGTGTATGTAGACCGCATTGGCACCCTGCGAGCGCGCTTCTGCGACCAGTCGGCGACGTGCCTGCTCATCGCCAGCATCATAGGTGTACTCACGGATAGGCATACCGAAAATATTGCAGAAGCGTGCCCAATCAGCCATATCCCCACGCTTGTAAAGGACAGCGGGTAGGAGTTCGGCAAAAATTCCGAGTTCACGCTCCTTTCCGACAAAGAGCATATTGGGAAACTGCTCAACCGGTATACCATCTATCTCCCCCTGGTACTTGAGAATGCGCCGGTGTATAGGGTCATAGTGTTTACGGTTGATGAGATCATAGCGTATGAAGCCATCATCATCGCGCCAGAATTGCATGATGGAGAAGCCGTAAAACTCAGAAAGGACACAATCCTTTCGGAACTGCTTGAACCATGGCGAGCGAATCTGACTGTTGATTTCCTCGTCGGGTTCGCCGTTGCGCTGGAACTCGATGGGAATCTTGGTGACCCCTCTCAACCGCTTTGCGAGCACCCCCGATAGATGGAGGTCGAGCATAGCGGACTCATACATGTCGTAGAGCCGGACACGGTTGGAATAGTCGATGCCCTGCGCTGCCTTGACAGACGCCATGTAGGCTTTCATGTCGAAGAAGAATACCTCAGGCATCTGCAGCACGATGTCGGGCTGTCGCTGCCCGGGTGATGTAAGCATACCACCCTGTGTGATGCGTTTTTGTGAGGTACGCATAGACCTATTTGTTTTTAAGTTCTTGTTAGCCATATTGATGATGATTTATGATCATAGAAAGACAGGTCGTACCTCGTCGGCTGCAATCTGCCAGCGTGAATTGTCGGCCAGAGTGTCGTCGGGTAGCAGCGGTGCCCCATCAATAGTGATGTCGCCAGCCATTACGCCTTTAAGCCACTCAATGGCGCGATCGTAGCGGTCCTGCCGTATCTTCGCAATCTTGTAGGGATTGTGCTGACAAAAGATGTGAAACACAGCGATGTCCACGGCGAACATGAGAATGAGTGCGTGGCGTTCTGCCCCACGCGCGGAGAATATAGCGTCGCAGTCGTAGGCTTTGTTGAGATATGACCGCATTTCGGCTACCGCGCGGTCCTCGCACACCTCTATGATTTGCGGGTCGTAAGCCGTTGTGTCCTTGCGCAACAAGGCATCGAGGATGTCGCGGTGAATAGAGGCGTCGTAATCGGATAATGAAATAAAGTTGTCCATATAAAAACATGATATTTTGAGTTTTTGAATTTGTTATTACATACGATACGGGTTGTCCTCGTTGAGCTCGGCATAAGAGACGGTGTATGTAGGCTCCATCTCAGCCGTCTTGATGTCGTTGATGGTGACCGCTCCCTCGACGGCATCGGGTCCGTCGGCAGGATAAGGCAGCGTGAGCTCGAAGAGCTTGAACTGGTTTATGAGTTCCTGCATCATGGGATTGTCCCGCTCCTGCTCGTTGAAGACCCAACGACACTCTCGGTCGATGGGTTCGAGATTAGCCTCGATGCGCGTAGCCTTGTCTGTCTTTTTGCGGTCGTCGCCCTTGATGTAAAGCTCCCGTCGTCGGTCGCGGCACTGATCACGCAGCAGCGGTCGGAAGACCTGGTTGAAAAACGGGTCCTGTAGCTTGTTGTTCTCCATATACCAATAGACATTGGCTTTATGTGCGACATAATCGTCCATGGCAAAATACCACGATATAAAGTTGGCATTGGTTTCGCGGGCGAGGAAAGCCTTGATGACATAGTAGACCCCCTTGAGCTTGCCGACAAGAACGAGCGCTTTTGTTGACGAGGCCTTTTTGCGAGAATCAGAGTAAGCAGGGTCGCCATATCCGATGAGGAAGCGGAACTTTGATAGCGGCGGCACTTTACCGTAAGGCAGGTTCTTGAAGATTTTTCCTTCTGCCACGGGGTTGTTGAAATATTCGCCTTGCTGCGCCTTTACTGAGATTTTGGAAAGGATGCGGTCTATTTGCTCCTCCTTGTTCTTCTGCGGCCATGTGGAGCGTCCTGCGGCGTCGCGTATGTTGACAATGTCCCATGAGTTAGCGAGATGTCCTGCGCGTGTGATGCAGCAGTCCTTTGCGATGATGTTGCCACACCAAAGAACCAACGTTGGTTCAGAGATGGAACGTGTAGGATAAAGCGCGTGCTCCGCCCAGTCCCATTTCTTGTCGAGCGTGACTGGGTTTCGGCAGTCTTCATCGGTGTCGTAATCATCAAAATAGAGGATGTCGGGACGTATGGCCTCGTTGCGCATACCACGTGGAGCAGAACCTGCTCCGAGGGCAATGAACTTGGCTCCACAGCGGCATGAGAACTCAGAATCAGTCCACTGCCCGATGGTGGTCTGCTCGCCGTAGAACTGGCGTATGCGCGGATTAGACTCGAAATTGATTTTGAACGGAAGGAGCAGACGCTTAGCCGAGTCGATGGTGGCCGATGCCAGAGCGACAAAGCGCTTGCGCCGTGTGAGCGTAAGGAACATGAGAATGAACATGGCGACGGTGGACTTTGCCAGCTCGCGCGACCATGAGAGCACCTCGTACCACTCGTCGTTGGCAATGACGCGCCGTATGGCCCGAATATGGAACGGTGCGAACTCGTATTTTGCGTAAGCTGGGAAAAAGAACTTTATCCATTCTATGGGGTCGCGTTCAAGTTGAGCACGTTGGCGCTCTATGTCCTGACGCGTGAGGCTGTTGTCGACCTCAACACCGCGCAGTAGGCTTTTGTGAAACTCCTCCCAAACGGCAAGAGACTGTCTGTCTTTAGCTGTAGCCATTACTTACGGGCCCTCCCTGCCTGATCCTTGATGAACGCATCGAAATAGTCGTTGAACGTGCGTGCCGCTTCGGCATCGACGGGGCGCAGCCATGAGAGGAAGCGCATGGCAACAGAGACGCAATCGGAGACACCGATGTCCTGTTCCAGTTTTTTGACGGCTCCAGCAGTCTTGACGATGGCATCGGCCTCCTCGGTTGTCGGGAAGCGTTCGCCAGGCTGTCGTGCTTCGATTCGCTTGTTGATTTCGGCGAGTTGGCGCTTATATTGCGCGATGAGCTGTTCTGTTGTGATGGTGCGTGAAGCCTTCAGCTCCTCCCATGCTCCATCGCGGACCCACCGCGAAACAGTCTGACGTGTGGTTCCCACCTTAGCTGCAATCTCCTCCTGGGTGTATGCTCCGTCGAGGAAGAGGGACTGGGCTATGCCTTTTTTGTCGATATTGTTTTTTGTCATAAGATAAAATAAAAAATGCTTGTTAACAGGATGCAAAGTTCTATGTTTTCGGGTAGAAGTTCAAACCACGGTTTTATGATGACACCAGGAAAAGTGACGATAACATCAGGAAACGACACTATAAAAACACGGTTTGCAAGCGGACGGATTTTTATAGAATTTTGCAAGCGGAAATTTAAAAACAGAACGCGAAATGAAGTTTTTCAACACAATACCCGGTGACGGCGAGGTGGCCATACTGCTGTACGGCGACGTGGGCGACGGCCAGAAGGTGGACAGTGGGCGCGTGGTGAGCGAGCTGATGGCACTGCAAGCGCAATACGACAAGATAGACGTAAGGATAAACTCAAACGGCGGCGACGTGTTCAGCGGCATAGCGATATACAATGCGCTGCGCACCTCGAAGGCGGACATAACGATATATGTGGACGGTGTGGCAGCGAGCATAGCAGGCATAATCGCTCTATGCGGCAAGCCCCTCTATATGTCGCCGTACGCGAAACTGATGCTGCACGCTGTAAGCGGAGGTACATGGGGCAACGCCTCAGCCCTGCGCCAGACGGCAAGCATGATGGAGACGCTGCAGGGCGACCTGGCACGCATGATAGCCCACCGTTGCGGTATGGAGGCAAAGGATGTGACCGCCCGCTACTTTGACGAGAAGGACCACTGGATAAGCGCAGATGAAGCGGTGAGTATGAAACTGGCAGACGGACTGTACGACATGGGCGAGAAGCCCGAAACGGAACCGAAGACTGCCGGTGAGGTATATCAGTATTTCAACAACCGGCTGCAGACGCAGCCACAAAACCAGAATAAAGACATGGCACTATTAGAAGAACTGAAGAAAATGCCCACGTTCAAAGATGTGAACAGCGAGGCAGAGCTGCTGATGAAAGCCCAGCAGCTGGAGAACCAAGCGATCAAGGCAGAAGCCCTGGAGAAAGCCAACAAGGCGTACAAGGAGAAAGCCGAGGCAGCCGAAACAGCCGAGGTGGAGGCTATCGTAAACAAGGCTGTGAGCGACGGCAAGATTGGCAAGGAGCAGGTGGCGACCTTCAAGGCTCTGATGAAGAGCGACCGTGCAAACACCGAGTCGCTACTGAAGGGCATGAAAGCCCAGAAGCCCCAGATGCGTGCAGCAGCTTATATCGACGAGCACCCCACCGGCAGCAGCTTTGCCGACAAGAGCTGGGACGAGCTGGACAGATGCGGTCTGCTTGCGGTGCTGAAGAACTCAGACCCGGGATTGTTTGCAGCGAAGTATAAGGAACGCTTCGGTGTGGACTATAACAACTAACGGAATAATAACGAAAGAAAAAGGAGAAAAAAGAAATGGCATTGAACAAACAAATCTGGCTGAACACTATTGTCGAGAACTTCTACCCCGACAACTCGTTTGCCTCGAAGAGTATCGACGACTCTACATTTGTGAGCTACAAGACGGTACACATTCCGAATGCGGGCACCCCGTCGGGTGTGGAAATAAACCGCACAAAGAAGCCCGCGAGCGTGAGCCAGCGCACGGACAACGAGCTGACCTACGACATGGACGAGCTGACCACGAACCCCATCTACATTCCGAACATCGACACTGTGGAGCTGAGCTACGACAAGCGTAACAGTGTGCTGAGCAACGACCGCCAGCAGCTGCAGAAGGTGGCGGCTCAGAACCTGCTGTATCGCTGGGCGAAGGGTGCGAACACACTTAGCACCAGCGGTGCGGCGCGCGAGGCGCATACTTCGGAAACCGCGACCGGCAACCGCAAGAAGTTTACGAAAGCAGTAGTGATGGCGGCGATGGTTAAGATGAACGTGGACGACGTGCCGACAGAGGGCCGCTATATGCTGCTTGACGCTGTGCAGTATGCAGATCTTCTGGACGACCTGACAGACAAGGAGCTCTCGGCATTCCAGGCATTGGCAAATGTGAGCAAGGGCGTGATGGGACAGCTCTATGGCTTCAGCATCATGCAGCGTTCGAAGGTTCTGCGAGTGAAGGCAGACGGTTCGACCGTTATCAGATGGGAAGATGAGGGCGAGGCGACAGAACTTGCCGCAGGCCTTGCCTGGCAGCAGCAGTGCGTAAGCCGCGCTCTCGGCGAGGTGAAGATGTTCTCGAATGAGGACGATCCGCAATACTACGGTGACATCTACTCGTTCCTGGTGCGTGTTGGTGGCAGTCCGCGCCGCTATGACAAGAAGGGTGTGTACCTTATCACTGAGGGTGCTGCAGCGTAGAGAAGGAAAGGAGAATAGCTTATGCAACTACCGAGAGTGAAGATACAATTTCTGACGGGGCAGCTGGGCACCGTTGGCGACAGTCCGGACGGGCTGTTCGCCTTGGTGTGCGGCGCTGCAGCCGTTGGGAGCACGTTCGCGCTGAACACGGCGTATGAGGTGACGAGCATGGATAGTGTGCAGGCCCTGGGCTTGACTGAGGAAAACAATGAGGTGCTGTGGAAACATCTGTCGGAGTTTTATGACGAGGCAGATGCTGGCGTGAAGCTCGTGGTTATGGGCGTGAGCCCGACGACAACGATGACGGCGCTTCTGGACTATACGAAGACATCAGCAGGAAGCGTGCGCTGGCTCGTGGAGAAGGAGAACGGTGCGCTGCGAGGCGTGGGCGTGGCGAACGTGAACACGCTGTCGAGCGAGACAAGCCAGGAAGGCATAGACAAGGACGTGCTGACAGCTGCTGCAAAAGCGCAGCAACTGGGCGAATGGGCCACGACAGAGCTGTATGCACCGATGGTGACTCTGCTGGAAGGCAGAAACTACACAGAAGCGACGGAGCTGCACGACCTTACAAAGGAAACGTGGGACAGAGTGGGCATCGTGGTGAGCGACACGAAAGCCGGAACGAACGGGGCGTGCATGGGCACGCTGCTTGGACGTGCGGCGAGCGTGAGCGTGCAGCGCAACATTGGCAGGGTGAAGGACGGGAGTCTGAAACCTCTGGAGATGTATGTGGGCGAGAAGAAGACGGAGGAGGCCAGTGAGAGCGTGAGGAAGCTGTACGAGAAGGGCTACATCGTGGCGCGGAAGTATGTGGGCAGGAGCGGCTACTACTGGACTGACGACAACCTGGCGTGCGACCCTACGGGGGACTATGCGAAGCTGGCGCTGCGAAGAGTGATAGACAAGGCGTACCGCACGGCCTACGACACGCTTCTGGACATGCTTCTGGACGAACTGGAGGTGAACGAGGATGGTACGCTTGATACGGGCGTGGTGAAGAGCTGGCAGCAGACGCTGGAGACAGCGATAAACCGCAAGATGACGGCCAACGGCGAGCTGAGCAGCGGAAGCGACGGTGAGGGCTGCGTATGCAAGATAGACGAGACGCAGAACGTGCTGGCGACGAGCATGGTGAAGGTGACGCTGAAGGTGCGCCCTTACGGCTATGCGCGTTATGTGGACGTGAACCTGGGATTCCAAGTGACAACAAACGGCTAAAGAAGAAAGGAGGAGAAGAATGTTCAATTCAAGAGAGTACGAGTGGAGCGACGTGAACGTGGTGGCCGCGGGAAGACCAGTGACTGGCATAAGGGGCGTGAAATACTCGTCGAAACAGGAGAAGGAAGTGCTGCACGCGAAGGGCAACAAGCCCCACAGCATACAGAGGGGCAACAAGACGTATGACGGCGAGCTGACGGTGACGCAAAGCGAATATGAGGCGCTGCGTGCTGCCGGTGGCGGCGACATACTGGACATCAGCATAGACATCGTTGTGGCTTATGGAAACCCGAGCAAGGGTGACGTGATAACGACGGACCTGCTGATGGGTGTTGAGTTTACGGAGGACAACACGGAATGGAAGCAGGGCGACAAATTTCAGGAGAAGTCGCTTCCGTTTATCTTCCTGGACAAGAAGAGCGTGTAGTGAGATAAATAGAGCGTTTGAACAGAGATTGAGAACCATTAAAAAAGAGAAAAAATGATTTTTACGAAAGAACAAATTGAGAATTTAAAGGCCAAGCACGGTGATATATTCTTGATAGAGACGCAGGGTAAGAGCTGCATCATCCGCAAGCCGAACCGCCGTGACTTGAGCTATGTGAGTGTGGAGAAAGACCCCATCAAGATGCAGACAGCGCTACTTAACCAGTTGTGGGTGGAAGGCGATGAGGAAATCAAGACCAACGATGACTATTTCTTCGCAGCCTGCAACACACTGGATGAGGTGCTGAAGGTAAAGGAGGCCGAGATAAAAAAACTTTAGAGGAGGCTGAAATCGACGATGCCGGGGCAAGTGATGTTCTCTACTTGAATACACTATTGAGATATTACATGCACATAGACCCAGACACCCTGACAGATGCGGAATGGGCGTGGACTATCCGGTATTTAATAGACATCAGAAAAGAAGAGGCAAAGGCAAATGGATAGTGTACTTAAATTCCTAATCAAGCTGCAGGCTGATCAGGGCAATGTGTTGAGCGTAGCACGCCGCACGTCCGAGCAGCTTGACACTATATCCCGAAAGGCGACATCCGTGGGTACTCGCCTTCGGGAAGCCTTCTCCTTCTCAAATTTTAAGAACTCGCTCTCGTCATTGCCGGGTATGGACTTTCTTATGAACCCGTACACACTGATAGCCTCGGGAGTGGGCGCACTAACTGCCATAGGGGTACAAGCCGAGCAGACTTCTGTGGCATTCAAAACACTGGTAGGCAACGAGACCATGGCCGCAAGGATGTTGAACGACATCAACAAGTTTGCGGCACGTACACCGTTTGAACCGCTTGACCTTGAAAACAATGCCAAGATGATGCTTGGCTTTGGCGTTAACGCACAGAAAGTAGTGCCGTACTTGAAACAACTCGGCGACATCGCCATGGGCGACAAGCAAAAACTCGGCGGCCTTTCACTCGTGTTCGGACAGGTGGCATCAGCAGGAAAGATGCAGGGGCAGGACTTGATGCAGTTTATCAATGCCGGTTTTAACCCATTGAAGGAACTGCAGAAGATGACTGGCAAAAGTTATGCGGAGCTGCAGGACATGATGAGCAAGGGACAAATAGGATTTGACGCTGTAGCTGCCGCCATAAACCATGCGACGGGTGCCGGTGGCGCTTTTGAGGGAATGTCAGACAAACTCAGCCAGACCGTCAGTGGCAAGTTCTCTACCCTGATGGGTAATATCAGACAGTCGGCTGTTGACATGTTCGAGCAACTGAAGCCAATCGTCAGCGGACTCATGGATGTGTTTATGGCCATAGTGCCGCCGATAGCTACCGCATTGTCGAAAATACTGTCAGTTGTGGCTGGTGTCATCAATTTCATCATGCAATGGAAAACAGAACTCGGATACCTCGCTGTGGTTGTCGGTGTCGGTACGATAGCTTTCAATCTTCACACGATAGCCTTGTGGGGAATGGTCGGAGCGATAAAAGTCGTTTCGGCCGTGACAAAGGCATGGGAGGGCGTGCAATGGCTGTTGAATGTTGCCCTCAACGCCAATCCCATCGGTATCGTCATTACGGCTGTGGCTGCTTTGGTAGCCGGTATCGTGTATTGCTGGAACAAATTTGCCGGGTTCTGC